TCGCGAGCCGCTGTGCTGTTGCTGAATTGTCAGTGCATGGAAGGTTTATGTCTTTGTAGAGCCTGATTCCCTTGTCTTGTGCCAAATAAGTGTCTGACACGAAGCCATGCTCTGAATCCTGCATGTAGGCTGGGAAGTCCGCTTGCTGGTAGTCATTCTCGGGCGATACATACACACCCTTGACAGCATTGCAGATATCACGCATCCCCACGTTTGGGTTTCCCTTGATGCTCAGAATGTCGTTCTGAGTCAATGAGAATGACGGGGAAACCCATGAACCGGGAACGATGTTGTATGTTCCGCCTTGATAGCTGATTCGGCCAGCACACGAAGCCAACATCTGTTGAAGAATTTGGCCACGACCCTGATTGCATAGAATCGTTGTGTTACAGGTGTAGCGTGGAATGGTGCCACCCGCTGCTAATGCCACTGCTTCATCGCAGATGTTCGCAGCGGCGATCAGGCTTGCTGTAGGAATATCAGTCCCGATTTGTAGACCGAATCCGCCTTCTGTCGCAGGAAGGCTCAGAAAGTCAGCAATGCATAGAGCCGCATTGTTTGTGAATCCTCTTGTGTTTGTGCGAGGGTCCAGAATGTCGTTCTTGCCGTCGATTACGAATGAGATGTTTGGAACGGACGTTGGAAAGTAAGCCGAATCGTAACCGAGTCTCACGTATGCAAGGGTTCGGCCAAGTCCGATACAGGTTGAATCCCATGCAGTGCCGCTTGCCAACAGTCCTGCAAAGGTTGAATTCGTGGTGCCTGTGGTGAACTCAACATAGACCTTGTTTGAGTAGTTCGGATAGGTTGTCTTTGCGGTTCCGCCAGAACTTGTGCGATTGATCCCGCCACATATATAGGTGAATGTCGTATTATCGGCTGGATTTGGCTGTGTGACCGTCCATGTCCCGTTCAGCGTGTTATCCGCAACACTACGAATCAACAACGTCTGTCCGTCCAGACCAGATATACCAGCGGCAAGAACAATTGTTGCGACTCCACCCGAGACGCTAATCGAGGTGATGTTCTCAGTAATCTGCGTTGGCGAGTGGCTCGCATATCCTGAGCCTGACGGAATCATCGGAACTGCTTTGCCATCGATGCGGAGTTGCCAGCTTCCAAGAGCACATGGATGACAGGCCAGAGCGTAGACTCTATGTAGTTCTTTGTTATTGCTCGTTCCTTGTGAAGAATTCTCAGTTTGGTAAAGTAGAATCCCTCCGATTTTTTGCGTTCCAAAGACATACATCCATGGACCAATCGGGGAAGACGTTGCAACAGCAACGCCACCGTGAGGTCTATTGAGAGCGTCACCGATACCAGCCAATACTTCGGAGCCAGCTATACTGGCTAGTGCTCCAACGGCAGCAGCATGCGAGAGCAGCAGACTGCCTATCGCTATTCCACCACCGGGAATAAGGAACGCAGCACCAATGGCCGCCGCTCCAATCGCTATTTCTGTTACCGCCTTTCCCATCTTGTGATTCCGTTTAGATATGCCATGCCTTCAATGCGCTCGATAGAGGCAACCGAAGTAGGCCACGCTTATATGGTGTAAGTATGAATCCTGCGTTCATGTCAACGATTCCGAGTCCTGATGTCAACAGCACTGGATCGCCACGTTGGGCACAGAGAACAGGTGTTTCTGATATGCCGTATTTAGCAGCAATATGGTCTGCGATAGCCTTTACCGTCCCTTTGCCGCAAACACCCTTTATCGTGTCGAATGCTTCTTTCCTGCTGGAGTAGTGGCCTTTCAAGTCATTGGCGACATCTACTGCGGTCATGGCTTCGATGGCACCAGCAACGAATAGACCACAGTCCATCACGCCGTATTTGAATGGTTGCTGTGCTCGTCCAATGATGTAGTCGCTAAGGCGTGATTGCCAGTTGTCTAATCTAATCATCGTTCTCTATGCTTTAAACGTTGTTCGTGCTCTTCGGCGTCACACCCCAATAGACCGTTTGCTCTTGAAGTCCAGCGACGAAGTTGAATGCATTGTCTACGGTGTTTGCCGACAGGCCATATTTAGCTGTCAGGTATGGCATGTCCATTTTTTGGTCATCAGCAGTAAACCGTCTTTCAGATGGCCTGTTCAGGTCCACAAGAATGTTTTCCAGAGAAATCGACAGAGACATCGTGGTTGCGCCAATGTCAATTGTGCCTTTGTCCATCATTCCTCTGTAGCTAAGAATTGGATCGGATATGATTGCGCCGTTGGCATATCGTAAGGCCAAGTAAATCTGACAGGGCTGCAATACGTTCAGTTCGTATAGAGCCAAATACAAGTCTTGAGTAGTCTCAGTGCTGATGATGTTCAGTGGAACGCCTGACAGGTCGAGCGTCACATTCTTTGCCTCAACAGTTGAGTCTTCAGATATTGTGCTGATTCCTGCGAAATCACCAAGCCCTGTATAGGTGTTTCCGTTCCATGCGACATTTCCAAGGCCAGACCAGACGTTGACGTTCGAATTTGCGAAGTTCATTTGACACAACAATGCTGGATAGAGAACAGGCGCAGCCAGGGCTGTCGCCATCGCTGCTGTCATTGATCGAGGCATTACAATCGCTCCCGAATCGCAATGCCTGTGAGTCCGTATAGTCCGACATTGACGCTGAATTTGTTTCCTGAATTCGTTTTTAATGAGAAGAGTCCCTTACAGTTCTTTATTTGGATGGTTGTTCCGTCTACTGGCATGTCCCGCAGATTGGGCCAGATTGCGAGCGTTGCATTCCCGCTGCCGTCAGTGTTTACGGGATTCAATACCTTGTAGAGCCTGTAGCCGATCTGGATGTAATCACCCGGTAGAAGGATCGAAATGGCATTGGCTTGCCAGCCACGAGTATTGAGGCTGTATCCAAACTGACTCCCTCCATTTACCACTGGAGAGCCGAGAGCACTTCCTTTCGGCAAAACAGCTTTCGGATCGCCGAACATGAATGCATTCGACTGTCCTCGGCATTGGAGAATGAATGCGCTCCATGCGTCAGCATCGTAACGTGACATTTGAGGAAAGCTAATTTGGCCTTCCCACCATGAGGCTTGCCAGTCGTAGGATTGAGTCTGGCCTGTAAAACCCGACACCGATACAGCAACGGCCTCTTGCGGGTCCCACTGAATCGACGATGGCGCTGTGACGCCTGCAATCGTGTCGCATGGCAATCCAATGATGTTGACCCCGTTGAATGTTGTTAATATAGACATTCTTCTTCGTTGAACCAGTGCTGCATCTCGCTACGTTAGTAGAGGACAATTGCCGTGCCAGTGACTCCAGAGTCTGAGGCGACCAAATATAGGTATGTGCCGTCGAACGGCGTGTGTTGTAACCAAATCTCGCCACAAATCCCCCCACTGCTACACGCGTTTTGAATGACAACTGCGATAGGCGTTGATGGCAGTCCGTGGGCGACCTGAAAGTTTCCCCCTGCTGATGGCGCAAGAGAGATGAACGCCGTTCTGGATCCTCCGAAACCGGGTTCGCCTTGAGGGATTCCGAGATTCAGCAAATATGGGCCTGATCCAGTTATCGTTGCGGTTGGCGATGACCCGGGTGAAAGCTCCGTAACGGTGCCGACTGTTAAAGTCTCGACCGGGATGATTGCCATGCTCGGATCGTAGGTATCCAGCGACCAGCTTGAACCTGTGATCGACGTCATACCGTAGTCGCGAATGACGGCATTTGTGCGCACATTTGCAAGCCAGATATGGTAGTAGATGCCTGTTATTGTTGCGACAACCGAACGATTGGGTTCCATAACGCCATCTACGATTAGCGAGCAAACTGGAACAATGGCAACCTGATCGGAACCGTTGCGGAAACCTGCTGGAGTCTCTGTTGCGTCAACGGGCTGAAAGCACAACTTCGCTGCCGACAGTGGTCGGCCTCCCGCATCAACGACCGAAGAAGCAGATATTGCTACGAGCTGTGCGTGTGCTCCCAGAGCACAAAGCAGCAGTGAACCAAAGACAAGAAGTTTACGAATCATTAGTTTGTTTCCTTAATCTATGTCGTCAAGATCAGCCGCAAAGACGTTGCCCCATGATGTTGTAGTCGGTGATGGTGCCAGAGCAAATGTCGATTCAGTGCCAAAGACCTGAATTGGCTTCCCTGAGACGCTATCCCACAGCACTGCTGAGAATGTCGCCGATGGGTTATCGATGCTATCTGTAGTTGAATCCAAGTGCACGGGTGGAAGTGTCAGCGTTGATCCGCTCACAGAGCAGCTATAGACTTGATAGAACGATCCCAGACTTGCTGGATTGCCCATGGTCTGCGGATATAGATTGCCGCTGCTCGCAGTGAATGAGGAATTGGTGTATATGCGGAGTTGCACACCAGTTGAATTTCCCTGCCAACCAGCTACATTCGCTGATGAAATTGTGATCGAAGCCATAATCTAAGCCCTCTACCTCGTATTTAGTGTGCCGTTCTCATTGCACGCTCACGCATTGACTGCTGCGAGTCATGAACGGCCTGAGCATGTGCAAGGCGCATTCCGTGGTAGACAGCGGCATTGACCATTGCTGGATCAGTGCCACGAGCATCGATAGTGCCGATTGTTGGGCCATTGCTGCCCATCTGGTTGTGTGGAATGATTCGACCGTTGGTATACGGGACAAATCGTTCCTTTCCAAGCTCCCCTACATCGATCGGAACTCCACCCATGACATCGCCGCCAGCCGCGAATCCGCCGCCGAACAGCGAACCTGAACCGAAAAGCTTTCCACCCATAAGGCTGGAAAAGAAGTTCGAACCGTTCAGCATGCCAAGCAGACCTTTGGATGCGCCACTGATGAGTGAGTTCGTTCCTGCTCCTGCTGGCCCGTTTACTTTAGGAAGTTTGGCGCCGAATAGATCAGCAACATCTTTTGGTATGCCAATATCGCCGCCTACCTTACCCCCAGCCATTTCTACAAATAGGGCCTGTTGCGATGAGCTTCCGTCCCTCTTGCCACCACCAAGGCCAAGAGCTTTCAGGCCGAACCCTTCAACCTTTTCGAGAGATGTTTTGGCCAGTGATTGTGCTGAGTTCTGAAATACATGAGCGAAAGTCATCTTCTGGCCTGTCATGCCCTTTGCCAGTTCAGAGTTGATCCCGTCGATTGTCTGTGCTGCAATAGCCTTCACTTGAGAAGATGTATCCTGAGACTTCTTGATCATCTCGTCAAAGACGGAATCGATCATGCCCTTCCACGTTGTATTGAGGACATTTTGGGCGTCTTGCATCTCCTGAATCTTTGCTGTATTGGTTATGCTGTTTATCTGCGTTTGCAGACCAACTTCCTGAGCGGTGTTGGCTTTGTCACCCATCCAGTCATTCTTGTGCAGTTCATCAAGTTGGGCAGTCAATGCGGCAAGTTGCTGTTTGTAGTCGAGTGCATGGGCCGCAGCTTCGTCCATAGCCAACGTATGAGCGGATATGGCTCCTGTCGCAAGATTGATTCTGTCTACGGCGATTGTGTATTGAGCATTGATCTTTGCCTGAGACTCAGCAGACCGTAGCTGTGCTTGTTCCAGTTGCTTTTCGCCCTGAGAATCAGTGTTTCCAAGCTGTTTCGGTGCAGCCTCGTCCTGAAGGCTCCATTGCTTTTTTGCGCTGGCGAGTTTGCCAGCCGACCAGTAGTTCTCCAATACCTTCTGATTGGCTTGGCTCGCCTTCTCTATCACGGAATCGTATTGGTCCGAACCTTTTGCGAAATCGGCAATGTGACGACTCCAGAAAAGAGCTTCCTGACTGATACTCACCTCATGGTGTGCCTTCTCTTCCTTCATCTGCTTTTCGAGGGCCTTCAGGTGCTCATCAGATGCATCTTTCGCGTCCGTGTCTTTTCCCAGTTGGAGTTTGTCCGTATTGATGCCCTGAGTCAATGCCGATTGAGTCTGCAATCCCTTCAGGCCAGCAATCAACTCGCTGTAGGCTTTAACATCTTGAACAGATGAGCTTGTTGCTGGTGCTTTTCCGCCAAAGTTCGCAGTGATCCTGTCCGCCATTATTTGGGCAGGGCGCAGCTTCTCGAATGCCTCATCAATGGCCTTCTGAATTACTGCGTCTCTATCCTTTGTTTGGTCGCCAGTGCCTTTGAATGTTCCAGCAGAGATTTGGTTGAATTTGTCCTGAACATCGCTGGCAATGTCGGCAGCGCCGATTCCGCCCGTCTGATGAAGGAGCAGTTGTGAAATCTTGTTGTGCTCTTGCCCCTTCAGAGTGTCAGCAATCTTTTTGATGTCAGCATCGAGGTGGCGACCCAATTCATCAGCCGCAACAGTTGCCTCTTCGATTGCTTCCTTTATCTTGTTCTGCGGCTTGTGCTCCATCTTTGCGATGGCATTGTCAAGCTTGGTTTTGGTAAGCTCCAACTTGTCGTTGGTGTCGTTGATCGGCTGAATGGTGCTTTGCCATGCCTCTGCATGTTTCTTTGCGGCTTCTTCCGTTTTCTCTACAAACTCATAGACCTTCTTGCCAGCCTCGACAACAATGCTGATAAGGCCGATGACTGCGATGGCGTTAAACGCCGCACTCATTGCACTGGCAACACCCGGTAGCTCTGCAACAAAACCTCTGAGATGGCGTGGAAGACGAACACCTATTTCGTCACCCAGCAACGCCATTGCACCTTTTGCCTCATTCATTTCGGCACGAGTCTGCGCAGTGAAGCGTTTGATTTCGGAGTTGGCCTCGTTCAGCCCTGCCTTTAGCTCGGCAGTCTGGAGCACAAGTGAGGCGTAAATCTCAGCTACTTTCTGTTGGTTTGCCATGTTTGGAACCTATTTAACGTTTGCGAGGATTCTGCGCTTGTATCGCGGCGAACAGATCACGTCGCAGCTTCTCTGTATCTGACATCTGCTTACGTGACGCTATCTCGCTTGGCATATAGTCAGCGGGGCATGCACCGTCTTCAGGGCGAGCCATGGAATAATTGACAATCGTGGAAGCAATGATGCCTGCCGAAAGTTCCTGACGCTTCACTTGGTCTTTGTATCGCTTGACCATGAATGAGAACGTGCGAGGAGTCATCGACATGAACTCTCGTTCGGTTAGGCTTAGATCGATTCTTGCTTGTGACCAGAGATATTGCCACGCATCACGTGGGCCTATTTCTGGTCTTGAGTGGGGTCCGTATTCGCTTCTGCCTCATCTGCTTCAAGCTGTTTGGCGTCTCGATTCCAGACATCGATCACTGCAACCCATGCGGACGCCTGAACCTGCGGACTGTTTATGAGTGCCTTTACGTGTTCATACGTGATATCAGGATGTTTGGCACGAGTGCATGCGTAGAACATCGCACGAACTCGGTTGATCGTTGGGGCATCAAAGGCCTCTCGTGGCATTCCCAGTATCAATGCCTTTCCAGTCAACTCTTCTGCCAATGCAATCGCGTCGTAATCAAACACAAGCTGGAAAGTCTGCTTGCGAAGCGTCACTTCTACTGACGGTTTAATTGGATTCATATTCAGTCCTTATGATGAAAGGGCAGTCATTGTGACTGCCATCTCATTCGAGGTAAGTGACAACGGCTCTCTAGCTGTTAGCTGCCTGATGTGACTGTGATTAGCGTGTTGATGGTGACAGCCACTTTGTATGTGAGAGGCTTCATTGGGTCAACTGCGCTTGGAATTGGCATGTCTGACACGAATCCGCTGAATGAGAACGTATCGCCAGTGGTTAGCTGAGTATTTCCGCTCTTGTCTGGATCAAGCGTTAGAACGAATGCACTGAGTGTGTTATTGTTGAATGCTGTGCGAAGTGCAGCAAGTCCCGCATCGTTTGGAAGATACAGGGCTTCGCCTGAAATATCACCGGGAACGATTGAAGAAGGAATTTGTTCCTCAACAACGATACCGCCAGCGTTTGTTGAACTTCCAAGGTTGGTTACATTCTCGAACTTTACTTTTGGCGGAGTAAAGGTTGTGACTTTTAGCTGGGAGATTGCCACGTTACCGATTGTGAGGGTAGCGCCTACTCCCGTATATGCCTTTGTGCTCATTGTTAGTTACCTCGATTTAGATATGTGGTTCTTTACTATTAGTCTGAATATGCTATGAGAGCGTGGACAGAACTGGTTGAGAGTCGTGAGCCGTCGTCGTATCCGTCCTGCATGTTGACAATGCGGCTTTGAAATATCTGTGTCCCGTTCGGCAGTGTTCCCGAATAGCCTGATAATGCTGCTTTGACTGCCAGAGCCAATCCGCGTGCATCGCCATATTGTTGAGCAATGCAGTTGAACACCACACGTGATGTTGTAACGCCGTCCGAACCTGTTAGGGTGTATCCGCTCACATCTGACGCTGTTTGCATCGTCAGAGCTGGATACTCCTCAAGGTTCGCAGGAGCAGGAATCGGCTGAATGCGGCTGCCACAAAACGCCGTGACATTGGCTGTAAGCGATAAATATGCAACAAGCCCTTGAAATAGATCAGCCATTAGTCGTTACCCATGTCAGTATTTAGCGAGAGCGATTCAGCCAAACTGTGCACTAATGCGTCAACGGCTGCTTGCCCTGCCTCGTCCATTGCGGCTTCAATGAAGTGCTTACCGGGAATCTGCTTTATCTGCTTTCGCCCAGCCTTGCTCTTGCCATGGCTTGTCAACATCCATCCGTTGTTCTGCCAGCGGCAAACGTGTCCAGCAATGTCGGTTGGCCCGATCTTGACCCGCGAAGCTCCGTCACTGCTTACGGTGACTTGTGTGTGCAAGTCCTCTCGTAGAATCCCCTGTGGAAGCGATGTGCCGTCAGGTGTTGCCTCGTCTGTTCTTTCTGGTGCAAGTTCCTTCATTGAGGCAAGGATTACGTCACCGCCAGCTTGCAAAGCACTGTCAACATACTTCTTCGACATCTTCTCTGGAAGTGCCCTCAGTGCTGCCTCGAATTTGGATGTATCGAAGTTGAGTTGTAGGTCTGCCATAACGTTTATTGCGACGCCTGATCGATTGCCATGCAGAAGAGCTTCACAACTCTGTTTCTGCGAAGGACATTATCGATGCCTTGAATCAGAAATGTTTGGTCGCCAAATGCAACTCGCATGTCTGGCGTGAGGAACACAGCCGAACCCGGCCAGCGAATAGTGATGATGTCTGTTGTATCTGCGGACACAACGCCAGCTTGGATCAACTGCTTATAAGTATTTGAGGTGGTGCCTTCGATCTTGGCACGAGTCGTCAGAACTGTATTCCACGTTGAGATCGGTTGCCCATATGAGTCACGAGTAGAACTCGCCTCTGTGATGGTGATGCTGTGGCGTAGATCGCCAGCTTGGAGTTGTAGTGGGTCAGGCATTATTCAGAGAAACCAAATGTATCGAACTTGTAAGGGGAGAGCAGAGCATCCACACTGAACTCGATGGCCTTCGGCGGATTCGACTCTGCTGCATCGCGGTGATTGTAGTAGTAGCTGATCAGCAGCAACATGGCCTGACAGATGGTTTGCGGACAGGTGTTCACTGTCACTCCATCGCCCCATGTCCCTGCTGTGTATGTAACCTTCACTGAACCGGGCAAATATGCTTGTGAATACGGCCAGTAGAGGCCGGGATTTGGGACAATACGGGCTGGCTCGGACATTGCATCTACGTAATAAAGCGAAGGGCTTACCGTTTGTGTGACACCGTTCAAATCGATATACGTGATCGAGGTAACCGACACACAGGCAGGACGTGCCAGTTTGATTGCAAACTGACGCCAATACAGGCCATACAGCGTGTGCCTGTCGTTGATGCCGATTGACGACCGAAAGTATGGATACGGAAAGAAGTCGTAGTTCATCTGCATTGTGCGGTTGAAGACCGCTCGTTGCATGATGTTCTCGCAATGCTGTCTTGCCGCTACAATCAGGCTCGTAATCAATGCGTCATCGGCAGTGAAGCTGGAATCAACAACGAGCTGGCTCTTCGCCTGTGCAAGTGTGACTGGCTCTGCTGCTGGCGCAGTGAGGTCTTTATATGCGATCACGTTCGACATTTATGCTGCCTTCATTCGTGCTTTGGTTCTGATATAAGGTGTGGAAGCCCTTACGAGCTTCCACAATCTATTCATGGGTCTATGGTTTATGCGTGTCCGACCAAGTTCCAGAGAGGGTGAGTTCCCGCATCGGTCAAAGCACCACCAACACGAGCAAACGCGACGAAGCCAGTCTTGTTCAACTCGGCATAGCGTTCGCCAAGTCTGCGAAGAACAACTGGGATTCCGCCAACCATCTGAGCACCTGCGTATGCAGCATCAACAGAAGGCACAACTTCGCGAAGGGTATAACCCTGTTGGAAGTTGCCGAACTGAACGCAGATGTTGCCAGCCCCGAAATTGGACAGATATTGGTTGATCTTGACTGGGTAGCCAAAGATTGTTCCAGCGAAGCCAGAGTTTCCGCCATCCATGTATGGAAGGAAGATTGGACGACCTTGGCTGTCCTTGATGTTCATCACCTGATTTGCGAGAGTGCTGTTGTTCATTGTGAACACAGCGCCAGTCTGGTAGGCAGGTTCGAGCGCAGCAAAGAGCGACACAAAGTCGGTGTAGGTGATTGCTGAGTTTGCACCTGTGGTGACATTTGACGTGATTGCGTTCAGGCCTTGGATGTTTGTTCCGTCACCCTGAGTAATGTATGTTCCCATTGCCCATCCGTAACGCTGAACAGTTGCGTCCGCAACGTATGAAACCAAGTCGAATGCAGAATCCTGAATCAACGAGTTGTCGATCAGAATTGGATTCATACGCAGATCGTCAATTGAGATTGTCACGCTGCTGATGCTTGGATCAGTGGTCGCAATGTTCGAACTGTTAAGAACGAACGTGTTTGTGGTGTCGTTAATCAGAGGCAACTTGACTGGTTCGCCTGTTGCTGTCTTGAGCTTCTGAACAAGGTCATAAACATTGCCCGGACTCTTCAATGCAATCTTTGCATCAACTACGCCAGTTGGGATCAACACGCCATCTGCCGCAACTGTCAAGTCGCGAGCTTCAAAACGGTCGCCACGGAGGTAGCTGCGAATTGCCTTGTTTGCTGCTGCGTTGCGTTCGTCGTGGCTGCGGTTATCGGTAGCTGCTACTGCTTCACCGGGAGTTCCGCGTGGAATAGAACGAGTGCTGTCGAAGGTGACCTCGACTGCTTCCATTCTGCGAGCGTCTGCACGGAGTGCTTCTGCGTCGTTAAGCATCTTGTCTACTGCTGAACGCTTCTCGGTTGTGATGTCGCTGCCGCTCATGATGTCACGCGCATCGACCATCAGCTTTGTTGCTTTATCTAATACTTCTTGCTTAGTCATTGCTATATGTCCTCTAATGTATGGAGTTATGGTGTATAGGACAGCAAGTAACGCCGTTACAGTGCTTCGCTACATCACCTCGACGAGATGTGACTGAACACAGCCATCAAGTGGCCTAGTCGGAGTGAGTAAAACTAATGTCTATAGGCTGTTGAGAGATGCAAGCATCACGCGAATCTTCAATGTGCGCGTCGCATCGTCATCGGTCGAGACATCTATTTGGTGCTCTTTGCAGAGCTTCACCAACTTGTCCCAAGCAGCTTTCTTTACTTCATCGCTGACACCTTCAACCTGATTGAATCGGGAAAGCGCATCGCGAAGATGTGAAACGGTCTTTTCTTCGGTGCTGAACTTCCAAGGCAAGTGCCATGTGTCAGTCTTCGAAGGGTCGCCAACGATCAAGAAATCATCGGCTGTCAGGTTTTCGCCATCGACTGACTTTGTGGTCGTCATCCGTCGGCTGTTTTGTTCCATGTCGTTGTCATCGCTACAATTCGGGTCGTCGCAGTCTGGATTGCTGCAATCTGCGCAGTCTCCATCAAGGCACTGTGCGCACTGGCACTGGCATTTGTCTTCACCGACTACATCGCCAAGCACGTCCTCGCCTTCAACGGGATCGCCATCAACCAAATCACGCTTCTGCAATCGGCTGCGGACTTCCATTGGCATGTCTTCTGGAAGCGAGCGAACGCCTGATGTGGCCTGCGGGTATGCAGGATATGTAACAGGAGAACAATCAAACAGTTCTGCCTCGTTCACTGTTCTCATGTCGAGGCCAGTGTCAGCGTCCGTGGACCACTTCGCATTACGGCAGATGAAGCCAAACGACGACTGGTTTATGTCGCCGCGCTTCATCGAAGTGATCAAGTCCCGGGCTGCTTGCGTGTCAGGTGGGTTGACCTCATACGCAAGGCCTGTGCTGTCGCTATTGATTTTCAGCGTGCCAGCGGTAGTGCGTCCCAACACAACATCCTGATTGTGATTGAAGAGTGCTCGCACATCTGGATTCGACTTCAGATGGTTGTCGAAAGCAGTTGGAGCAATGACCTCCACCCATCCGCCGAGGTCAGAGGATCGAACGTTATATTTGGCAGCATAGCCATAGATCGTCGGCTTGCCTGTGTCGCCGTCTACTCTAAACTCACATTTGATTGTTCTGTGTTCGACTCTATTCTTCATTCTGATCCTCAACTCTATTTAGCTTTTCGGTATCGTCTATTAGCTCCTGACTGGCTTTCGAAGCTGCGATTGTTTTTGACACAGCGATGTGGATGCTTCGAACTGCCTTGTTGAACTCGTTCACGATCATCGACTGCATTTCCTGTTCAGAAACCTGCACAGGCCATTTGCTTGCTCTTTTCGTCATCGATTTCAGAACGTCATTAACGACTTGCGTTGTCACGTCGTTGTCGATTCCATCGACTGTTCCATCTCTGAAACCAATTGCCATGCAGGAAATGCACTCCAGAACGGCGCGGAAGGTGATGCTAAAGGCGTCTAAATCTCGCTTGGAACGCCTCATAATGCGGTTGAATGCATCGTGATAGAGCGGGAAATAGGCCGTTTTGTAGGCCCCTAATAGCTTGCGCTGAGCATTTGCTGTCTGAGTTGAAGCATCGTCGCCAGTTGAATCGGTGGGCGAGTCTGGCCCCGAATCATCGTCGTCCAGCATTGGTGCTTCTGCTTCTGTGTCCGCCGTTACGATGTTCTCTGCATTCTGGTAGTTGACTGGCACTCTGTATACATCGAGTTCAGGCCCACCGGGATTCTCGCCGAGCTTACGGCGAACGTCATTGGCTGAATACCAGCCGCCAATGATGCCAGCGGAGTAGCCTTCCATTGTTGTCTTGAAGTCGCAGCGCAATAGCTGAGCATCATCGAAACGAACGAAGAACTTGTTTGCCTTCCGTCCCATTCGTGGAATCAGTTTGCGAACTATTTCGCCTTCAATGCGACTCAAATAGGGCTGGATGCACGATGTTCTGAACTGCAAGGACATTTGCTCTGAATTGCTGCCGCTCAGTCTGCTCATGTCGCCGACCATGTGAGGTGGGACATTGAAGATGCCTTGAGCAATCTGAGACTGGCTGAATTGACGGCTCTGGAGCCACTGGGAAGCCTCGTTGCTGATTGAAAGAGACTGATAGCTCCAATCGCCATTCGGAATGACTGCGATGCGGCCCTGATTGATTGCGCCTTGCTGCGCCTCCCATGACTGGCGCATTTCTTGAAGTGCTTTGCCTTCCAGCTTGTTGCCTTTATTGATCAGCAGACCGCCAGGTCTGGAGCCATTGCCGAAATAGCGAGCACCAGACTTCTCTTGCGCGGTTGCCAGTCCGAGGGTTCTGCGGCATGCATCAATCGGTGAAATGCCCTTTAACCCGTCCAAAGAAAGCATGCGGAAATGCAACACATCGTCATCTGATACACGTCTCAATTGACCTGCTGGCATCCCGTCCGATGTTTCGTAATAGATGGCAAGTGTGCGGGGGTCGCGTTTAGGGGTAGTTTTGAATGGGTGCAACGGCCACAGTGCGATAGGCTGTCCTGCATCGTTTCGTTCAATCTGTGCGTATCCATTACCTGTCAGAACCGTGCATCCTGTGAGCGTTTCGAAGAATATGGACGCGTCCATATCAGGGTTAGGCTCTGAGCCGAGAAGGTAATATAAGTTTTGCTCAACTGCCTCTTTGTGACCTGTATCTGTGCGCTCCATCAGCTTCAATGGCAATGACCCAACCGTTTGAGCGATTCTGTTTACACAGGCCCACACTGTCACGATGGACAGCGCATTTCGGTCATTGATGACTTCGCCTGATTCTGTTTGGTAGGAGGCGCCGAACAGTTCCCATGCGGCAGGAGAGCTTAAAGGAATACTGGGGTTGTCGAGCGGGTCGCCTCTAAACTCTGTAATGCCCAATGTAGTTATTTCATCGTTGAATAGTCCCACTTGTCCTTCCTAGTGACATTGCTTTACAGGGAAAACACTGCGTAGCTTGTCTCTGAGTCTTCTATCGGGTGTCGAATTGCTAAGCTGAGCGCCGTTACTGCGGCCATAACGCCATCAATCTTCTTTGTGTTTGCGTCTCGCTTGTTGCGCTGTGGCGTCACGTTGCCGCGATTGTCTGACTTTAGCGTTACGTTGTCGATCTGCCAGCGCATGAGTGAGCCACTGTAATGCTGCAACCCTTGCGTTACAACCTGTGCTTCGAATTCCTTTGTGGCCTCAGCCAAGTCCTTTGGGAATGGCGGCACCTCAACCATTTCCAAGCTGTCTTCCAACAGCCGCGAAGCGAACGTTCGCATGTGCCAAGGGTCGAACCCTACTTGCCTCAAGTCGAACTGTTCCGCCCAGTTCATGAGGTCTTCGCGCACAACCTGCTGGTCTGTCACTGCGCCAGAGGTGGCGATCAATTCGCCTGATGCAACCCACTGCTGCCAGCGATGGTCCCCGTTATCCGTGTGCTGCTGAACTGTGTCTTCTGGCAGGTAGAACCTCCAGAGGTAGCGCCATTTCTTGTCATCGCCATATGGCGGGAAACACAGGCAAATGGCCGTCAAATCCAACTTTTCTGCGTAGTCGATTCCACCGAACGCTGGACGTGCCTTCATGGCTTCGCTGTCGAAAGGTTCTCTTGCCTTGCATTTGTCCCAATGTTCGACCTGAAGCCAACGCTTGCCTTGTGAGGTCCAGCGGCACATGCACTTCACGAGAAAGTTGTTCATCTGAGACGCACTACGCGAAGCACGGATGGACTTTTCTCGGAGGTCGGCAAGCAACGTTGGAATGAATCGTATGTTCGGGTTTGCTTTTTCCCAAACCGATTCATCGCTGAATGCGTCGTCGTCATCGAGGCCAGCTAGAAAGCCGAACCAAGAATCGTTTTCTACATTTCTATTTAGCAATTCGATGATCATGTTGTGCAGTTCGAAGCAGACTCCAACTTGGCTGAATCCCGCTGTCGTAATCGCACAAATCAATGGCTGTTCTCGTGCGCCTGTGGCTGTGTCGAGAACATCCCAAACGGCCGAGGTTGGATGCGCGTGAAGCTCATCAACGACTGCCGCTGAAATGTCCAGCCCATCAAGCGTGTTGGCATCGGCTGATAGGGGAATGAATGTTGATCCAAAGGCAGGATCAGCAAGGCTGTTGTGGCAAATGGTGACTCTGCCTCTCAGCGCGGGGCTGGTGCGAATCATCTTCTGAGCGCAGTCCCAGACCTCTTTTGCTTGGTCCCGTTTGGTTGCTGCGCTGTAGACTCGTGCTCCAGCCTCGCCATCCAGCAGAAACATGATGATCGCGATTCCAGCCAGAAGCGTTGTTTTGCCGTTCTTACGCGCCACTTCGATGTAGGCGCGGCGGAACCTGCGAAGGGCTGTCCCCGTCTTCATCCAACCAAAGAGGGAATACACAATGAAGGCTTGCCACGGCATCAACTCGAATGGCTGACCCGCCAGTGCGCCTTTGAAGTGTCTGAACAGTTTAGGAAAACAATCACAGGCCCAGATGCCAGCATCACGATTGAACCAAATGGCCTTTGCATCGGCATTCTTCAGATCGTCAACGTGGCGCTCAACTGCAAGTCGAACCCATCTATTTGTAATGCTCTTTCCAGCCAGAACGTCTTCTATGTATTGTTCGGCAGGGTGCTTTGTGATCTTTGCTTCATTCATGTCCTGCTTTCTCTTTGGGTGTCATGCCTACTCTGCTTCGAACATGACGCCTCTAATGCGTTGTCTCTCGTTTAGGAGTTTTGATAATGGGCTTTCCAAGTCTGGATGGTCTGCCTGAATACGTGTTCGCGACGCAGGAGTCAGCCCAAACTCACCCAGCAAGGCTCTATACTGCTTCAATGCAGCGTCAGCAATCGTCACGGCGGGATTTTTCTTCATGCCTTGTGACGACTGAATGACCAACCCATTGCGCGTGTAATGTTCAACCGCCTCTTGATAGAGAGCTTTTTGAACGCACAGTGCGGCCAATGCATCGCCGTCAGAGGTTGTGAGGGTTCCCATACTCAAAAGAACTGGCACGATGTCATGCCAGACCGTCTGAGCGGCGGGTGACAAATCCAACGGCATCGGTGGAGCACCTGTGGCCGCTTTTGGCTCGTTCAATGGCAAGGGTCTGCCTGATGGATTGCCCTGAGCGATGCGGATGGCTGTCGGAGTGGCATGATTTGGCATAGTGTATTTAGGTCGAAACGTTTAAACTGCTTTGTTTTGCGTGTGATGGGCGTGCGGTCAACGCGGCCCACCATATAATATTTTGGATGGGCCTATCCCATGCCGTTGGCATTGCTTTTACTCTCCTCGCGCAGTCCTGATCGAGTGGCAAGGCTTGCACAGTCCCATCAAGTTGGCATCATCGAACTTCAGGTCTGGATAGTCTCTCAGCTTCTTGATGTGGTGGACCTCGTATGCTGGCGACATCTTGTTAGCCTGCTGACAGTCAACGCACAATGGATGCTCTCTGAGATAGGACAATCGAAAGGACCGCCATCGTCGGTCGTATTGCCCACGATGCTCTTTGTCGGCCTGATACTGCCGCTGTGCTTCGCTCTTCCTGTGCTTCTCGCAATACCCGTTGTCAACGAGGACTCCGCAACCAAAGTAGTTGCAGAACCGTTTTGCTGCATTGTTCATCGCGTCTCTACGCGTCTATTGATTGCTGCTTTGCCGACTATGTGGTTGTAAGAGGTTAACTGAGCGAGGCCCTTATCAATCGACTGCAACCTGTCCGCAATCGTTTCGAGGATATTCAGCAATTCGCTTTCTTGTGTCATTATCTTCACGCTGTCTTGCGCCATATGTATATCCCGTTGATCGCGAGAGGGGAACCCACTGAAGAGTTCCGCATCTCTCGCTTGTGGTGGGAACGATATCTGTATTTAGTATTTGTCGTAACCGGGCGTTTGCTTGATCTTAATGTGCTTGATTGTTGGCCTGTCTACATGGATTCCCAGACTAAGCGACCTCCAATAGTCACCCCATTCTTTTGCATAATCCACCCTCTTCCTTCTGATTGTTTCGTAATCATTCAATAGCTGTGTGCTCATGTATATCGTTCTCCTGCCACACATCTATTTACTCGATCAACGCAATTTGGTGCCGTTAATGGCCTAAAACTGATCATCAGGCATCGCAGCCAGAATCGACTCATCGAATCCAACCCTGACGTTATGCAGCGCATATTGAAAGCTGAGCTTGCGAAATCGGCCGCCCTTTATACGTGCCTTCTCCTGACGTGTCCTAATCATTGCTCTGTATTCGTCCGTTGTCTCAGTCGCTCCGAAAACAACCTCGATGTCAGAAGAATCGCCTGTCAGCCCTTCTCGACGTTCTCGTGCAACAGGAGATTGATATTTCCTCAGAATTGACTCGACCTGTTCCAAATGAGTTGGCCAAGTGTATGCTGACACGAGTGCTCTGCATGCGAGAATCTCGTTAAGTGCGTCGGAGTCTGCGCCGCTTTTCTTAAGTCGGGCGTAGGTGTCCTTGAGTCTGGTGCGAAATGACTGCATTTCGTTTAGTGTCTTGCGATCCTTGCTATATTGCGACGGGATAGCCATAAACGAGTGCCTTCCTTTATGTGTGTATGATCTGACGACAGGTTGGACAGCGTTTAGGCTCCTGCGATGCAACAGGCTCATGTGCAAGCTGTTCTCTTTGGAATCCTCTGGCGATCTTCTTCACGATCAGCTTTAGCTTTGCGGTCTGCTTGTCGGATAGGGTTGCGAAATTGACCAGATTCAGAACGAAGTTGCATTCCCATTGATTTATGTAGCCTTTATCAAATGCCTCTTCTACAAGGTTGTCATCTACTTCTAATGTGTTCATATGTTCTCCTCTATTTACTCAATCGATTCTGCGAGCCAAGCTCATAAACTCTTCGCGTGTTCGTGGATCAGATCGAAACAGACCGCCGAGCTTGCTTGTGACCGTTTTGCTGTTTTGATCCTGAATTCCTCGTGATTTCACGCAGTAGTGGTCAGCCTCAATGAGCACGGCGATATTGTCGGTTTCCAGAATGTATGAGAGCGAGTGGAACACTTGCTCAGTCAGACGTTCTTGAATCTGTGGGCGACGTGCGAAATACTCCGTAATTCTGCCGAGCTTGCTCAGACCGATAATCTTGGTCGATGGAATGTATGCTATCGTCGCGTGACCGTCGATGATTGCCCAATGATGCTCACAGACGGGACTGCACTGTGACGTTCTTTTCAACAACCATTTCGTCATAGCCCATCTTGTTTTCAACTGTCGTGCATTTTGGGAAATTGGCTGGCTTCAGGCCCCACATCGTTTCTTGTAGAAGCATCTTTGCAACACGTGTCGGTGTTTCGCGCAAGCTGTCGTCTGTGATGTCCAGTCCAAGGATTGTCATGATCTGTTCGAATCGCTCTGCAATCTGAACAAGCTCAAAGTCCGTGCCTTCGGGCCATCGCGCCTTGTTGCCTGACTCGTTAGTCATATATGGGGTAACGGTCGGGGTGTTTACACCTTTCGCCTTCAAATGTGCTTCTATTTGCTTGCCTAACTCTGCGTCTGTTTTCTTTATATCCAGTGACATTTCGTGCTCTCCTATAAAACGCTGTAATCTATGCGCAACGTTCTGCCGCTGCTGAACATTTGCGTGTTTCCTCTACAACAACTTTCACAACCTGAATGCCTTTGGGATTCAGTAGCCTGTTGCCGACCTGTAGCAAATGCGAAGCCATGTTCTCCGCTGTTGGGTTGAATGGAACGCGGATGACGCCAAAGAACCCATGCGAGCAATTCAACAATTGTGCAATCACTGAATCGTCTTTCTCCCAAAGCAGAAAGTTGTGATCCCAGTTGTCCTCTAACCAGTCGCAAAGCTCAGTTTTGATAACGCTGAAGTCGATCACTCGGCCCACGCTGTCGAGCTTGTGCGCCTGACAGGTGAAGGTGACTCTGTAATTGTGCCCATGCAAATTGCTGCATTTGCTTTCGTGCCCATGAACCCGGTGACCCGCTGAAAAGTCGTGAAATCGTGTTGCTGTAGTTATTTCCATGTCATGCCTCTTGAAATATGTGATCGAACGCCGTTAGCGAGTTCTTTGCTTTAGGTCCGAAGTTCCCACGCACACCTCGGAAGTTCATCCAATAACTGCTGTAGTGGTCAATCAGCTTCATGGCTTTGCCGTAGTCGCTGGTTTCCCAAATGTCGTTGATGATGTCGCTGCAATAGAGGCGGTCAAAATACAACGTGCTCTTTCGGCCTGACGTTGCTGTCGTCATCACCGACGGATACAGGCCAGCGTCATAGCGTCTGTTGGCTTCCTGCGTCGTCTCTGTGTGCATCCAGACGTTGTGGGCCATTTGCAGCGCATAGCTGAAACTGTCCCAACTGTTCTTGCTTACCTTCCCGAGCTTGTTCAGATCGCCAGAACTGTAGACGCAAACATCGCTAATCTTTAATCGAGCTGAAATTGGACTGTCAACAAATCTCGCGAAATGTTCGTCTTGCTCTGCGACATCCTTGAAAGGGCGATTGTCATTTGCGTATTTCTTGTCGTCGATGGCCCATTCATTTGGGAATCTCCAGTGCTTTGGGTTGTTGCCAATGATGTCGTTGTAGAGCTGGCCGTGGACTGTCGCGACAAATGGGCTCTGGCACAGTCGTAGCTGATCGTCAGCTTGGGGATTGTGATATTTGCGGATTGCTCTCTGCATGTCAGACAGAAGCAGAACCCATTCCATGTCGCTGTTGCCGAGGACGTGAATCCAGTCGTGCAAACCGGGTTCGAGCAATCCATCAAAACGACAGGTAATGAGCCGCTTCAACGTCAAGTGCGGATCACAAGCGATTTGGCTTCCACAGGCCCATCCGTTGAACGGCGCTTCATACTGCTTTGGATCGCAGAACTTCTTCATGCGTTGATACCAGTCTTCGGATTCCTTGTGATTGCCGCCCTGCATCACATTCAGGAACTTGCAAGCGCCTGTTCTGTTCCGCATGAAGAATTCGTTGTTGATGCTGGTCGCCTGTATGGCTTCGCCGAACGTGCTGATGCCTGAAGCTGCACGGCCTCTCTCTGTCTTGCGCACCCATGCAGGAATGTCGAGAACCATGCCGTAATCCATGTATGCCTCCATCCATGCCAGCACCTCTTTTCGCTTCGCCAGTGCAGCGGGACAGTTTGGGTCTTTCCAATCTGCTTGCCATACTCCTTTGCCGATCTGGAATCCGCCAGAATCACCTAACAGCCAGCTATCAGTGCGGTTGCGTTCGCGAATCATCGCTTCTTTTATGCTGTGCTTGGTTGTATCGAGATTGGCGTGACCTGCACTGTATAGGTTGTGCTTGTAGTAGAAGTATCCTTCTGCCTTGTTCATCCAGTTCAACCCTTCAATGCCTCTTTCGAACGCAGTAGGCATGCGTTCGTCATCGATGCATCCTCGCGACATGTATCGCTGGCGTCCGATGTATCCCGCAAAGAAATTGGAAATGGCTGGAAGGTATACAGCGTATTTTGGTAGCCCATCAGTGCCTAACAGCTTTGCAGTTAGATCGTCCTGAGCTACTGTTCTGTCGTTCATACTCACCTCAGAGATATTTAGGTGAGGTGCTTTCAGAATGGCTTTTAGGCACGAAAAAGCCAGCCTTATTAGGGCTGGCTTTGTTTGAGTGAGTTGTTGTTACCTTGATTAGAAATACATCAGTTTCATACCTATAGTAGATGACAATTCATCTGCTGCTCGTTCTCGTCCCAAGTCATCATAAAGTTCATCAAAAAGTCGTGACACATTTTTTGATGTTCCATTGAAGGAATCTGTTGGGACGACTTCAACAACGGTATAGTAACTATTCATCCTTCCACGGTAGACAGTATGATTCTTGAAAGTCTTGTTTGTAATATCTGACTCGGAGAAATAATAACGGAACAGTGGCATATATCCTTGAGAGATTCGGAGTAACATCCAAGCATCCATTTCTTTCCCCGATTCTTCATCGGATGCGACCCGCTTGATGAAATCACCGTAGCCGCCGAGGCGGTTCTTCCCGTTAGACTTACGTCCCAACATGTAGCCGATGCCAGCATATCCAGACTTCACTAATTTGCTGGCTTGTGCTTGGAACTGTTGTCCCAATTCGTTCAAGTGTTGTGCCTTAGCAGTAGACCGTTGTGCTGCTCTCCTTGCTGCTCTATGTGGATTGTATTGATTCTTCATATTATTATCTCTCTGCCTGTCGGCGGTTGATGGATTATGTTGTTAGACCAAGACAACCTTGGCATTTCTGTGGTCGTTTGCAAGAAAGTATTCATTAATGTCATTAACTAACTTTTGATACTTGTTTGGTGTGGAGAAAATAACATCAAGTGCCTTTTCTAATTCAGAAACAGACACCAATGAATAACCGATCACGCCGCTATGCATATATGGCTTCATCATTTTTACGCAAGAGATAATTCGTTGCTTTAGAGTCTCTTTGGCTTGATTAGGCGACAGAGAAAAGAATTGTCCATCTCTAATTCCACTAATCGTTGCATTCGGAGCAAAGCAGATGGCATTGAACATTTCAGTGTGTGAATCTGCACCTGCAATTTGCATAGCTGCATAATGAATTGCATTTCTTTTCCAATTTGGTTTATACATTTGTAATTCCTTTCTGCCTCGCGGCATTACATAGATAGTATATCACAATCTTCTATTAACAGTCAAGAACAAAATCAAACAATTTTCAACCTTAACGACCTGAGACACACGAAAACACCTAAATTTGCAAAATTATATATAAGTTGTAAGTCTTTCCCCTTTAGAATCAATAGCTTAAAACCACCACTACTTTTCGAGTCCAACATAAAAGGCCATCCAAATTTGGATGGCCTTAAGAATCAGAGGTCAGAAGTGGCTTAGTTAGTCGCCGTCAGTCATTTTGTTTGTTCTGCTGTTCTTGTCTCTGCGGCGTGACGGAATCAAAGCATTAGCAATCCGAACATCATCAAACATGTGGTGGTATGTGGCCTCGATCTCCTTGATGGATGTGCCACACATGTCGGCAACAGAAATAATATTGAGTCCAGCCCGAACACGTTCCGTAATCATGTAATGTCTGAGTGAGTAAGGTGAAACACCACGTTCTCTGAAATCCTTGATTTTAGCCAGTCCACACATTGCATAGAAATGCTTTAGCAATCGCTTCTCAGTGAATGGTGTTGTTCCGTCCACGGAAAAGACCAGATCATCGCCCTTGGATTTCAGAATGTCTTTCAGCCGTTCGAAGTATTGACCACCGCGACATACAGCGGTTCGTGATGTTCCCCATTTAGAGGTTGCCGCACGAATGTTCAGTCTTACCAAAGTCCTGTCCAGTTCGTTGCTTGCCTTCACTGTGAGGATTTCAGTGTCACTGACTTTCAGTTGTCGGGCTTCTCCGTTCCTCATCCCGCAGTTGGCATTTATCAGAATCCAGTGACGTGCAATTTCCCTTTCAAGATACTCTTCGCCCTCCACACGTTTCACATAGGATCGTGCCGCTGTAAAGAGGGCCGTGTATTCATCGTCTGTGATGGTTGCTTTACGAATGTCCTCTGCTCTCGTGTCAATCTTCTTAACAGGTCTATAGATAAACGATTCAAAGTTAGTGTTTCCATTCCTGAAAAGCCATTTCATCATGGCGTTGATTGTGGACTGCTCATTGAAGACCGTTGACTGACTGGCTTTCTCTCCCAAACGAAACCCGTAATAATCTTCCATATCGTCCACACCCAAATCTTTCATTCGGGTATCTTTTCCGACGAAATCCAGAAAATGATTCAGATGAGATGTGATGGTTGTGAACCTGCCAACAACAATTCCCCCTGTGGCAATGTCTTTGTGCCGATACTTGAGGTAATCAGTAACAGCTTCTTTTGTGGTGATGGAGAAGAGCTTCTTACCACTCTTCACTTCCATCAGGATTTCGTGATACATGTCCTCAGCTTTTGAAATGGCTGTGGCTCGATTGCGAGTCTTCAGGGACCGAACCACGTATTTCTTCTCAGCAGCAACATACATCCGAAACTGCCAGTGACCATCCCGAACATAAACCAAGGCGTTGTTGAAGATGGGGATTTCTGATTCTGGATCGAAGTGCTGTTTCTTGAGAGCCATGAGGCTGCTAACCTTTCTCAGCTACGAAGCTGAATAGTGCCCAGAAATTCAAACATTCCGTAAAAGGTTAGCACCT